AAAGGTCTTGCTAACCAGAAGTCTACTTCTGACCTGGTTACTCCAATGGACGTATCCCACAGCTTCGCAACTGCAACTCTGTCTAACTGGAATGCTCCAGAGTACACAGATATGTTCGATGCCGCTGAAGTAAACTTTGACGAGAAGCAGGAGCTTGCAAGCACTATCGCACAGTCTCTTGGTCGTCGTTGTGACCAGCTCGTTATCGACGCTATGGACGCTGAAACCACTTACGCTGCTACTGTAGTTGAAGGTGGCACTAACCTCACCACTGCTAAAGTTATCGACGCTCAGGTTGCTCTGCGTCGTCAGGGTGTTCCTAACTCTGAGCTGTTCGCTGCTGTAAACGCTGGTGGACTCGACGGTCTGCTGAACCAGGAGGAAGTAACTTCTTCTGACTACGCTAACGTTAAGGCTCTGGTAAATGGCGATGTTGATACTTTCGGTGGCTTTAAGTTCATCGTAGTTGAAGATCGTGATGAAGGTGGCCTGACTGTTGCTGCTGACATCGTTGACTCTTACTTCTTCCATCGCTCTGCTGTTGGCCTGGCTATCGGCATCGACATGAAGACTAGCGTTGACTGGATCGCTGACCGTACTTCTTGGCTCTGTAATGGCGCCCTGAAGGCTGGTGCAGTTTCTCGCGATGGCCTCGGCATCGTTAAAGTTCAATACGACGAAACCGCGTAAGGAGATATTATCATGGCTTTTTCAAGAGATGGCTTATGCCGAATTGGTGGTTCTGGTGACGGTGGTAGCACTTGGCAGTACACTTCTGCTGATGCTAAAACTGATGTTGATGATGCAGATTACTTTCTGGATGCAATCAACGAGCTGAACATTGGTGATTTGATTATCTGTAAAGATACTTCTACCCCTACAGCTCCAGTGGTAACTATCACTTATATCAAGACTAAAACCGCTACTAGCATCACAGCGGCTGCGGGTACTACCATTACCGCATAAGTAGTAAAACTGAATGGGGGCTTCGGCCCCCTTTCTTTCCAAACTAAAGGTTTATTATGGCAAGCAGTAAGCTATCGTTAATTAATAATGCACTTATTCTGATTGGCGACAGGCCATTGACCTCCCTGACTGATGGCACTCGCGCTCAGATTGTAGCTACCAACCTATACGACAATGTTATCGAGAACGAACTCAGCAAACATCGCTGGGGTTTTGCTCGTAAAAAGATCGAGATTAGTAAGGACGTAGCAGCCCCTGTAGGCAACGAATGGCAGACCACATACACACTGCCAGCCGACATGATCACCTTGATCAAGTTGGAGCCACTTATCCCATACCAAATTCTAGGCGACAAGGTTTACTGCAACTACAGCGGAACCCTGTATGCCGAATACATTTATAAGCCCTCAGAGGGCGATTGGCCTCCATACTTCTGCAAGATGGTAGAGTATGCTTTGGGCATGGACTTTGCTCCGGCTATCAGAGATAGCGCAACCTCGATGGACTTACTTGCTGGACAGTATCAGAATGCAAGCCGCATGGCTCGATACACTGACTCTCAGCAACACCCACAATCTTCCATTGCATACAGACCGTTTATTGATGTGAGGTACTAATGGCACAGTCACAAAACCTGCAAACCAGTTTTGCCAGCGGGGAACTGTCACCATTACTCAACGGAAGAACTGATCTAGAGCAATACTACAGAGGCGCACAGACTGCTGAGGGCGTAGTTATCGTCCCCCAGGGTGGCGTAAAGCGTAGACCTGGAACAGAGTACGTAGCTGGCGTGGGCGGCTCCTTGACTCGTGTAACCTCCCCAAATCCAACAATGCCTAACGGTGGAACTGCTGCTAATCTTAACGATGGTGATGACAGCACGTTTGGCACTACAACAGCTATATTAGCTGCTGACCTTGTTGTTGCTCACTATGATCTAACTGCAAGTCCTTCTCCTGCCTTACCTTATCAGTTTCTAGATGTAAGGAATGCTGACCTATTGGTTGCCAGTGGAGACAATCCAGAGGCAAGATACACCGCAACATTGGCAGTAGAGCATTCTGAAAACAATACAGATTGGACTGAGCTGACCACAGCGGTAATTGATAATAAGACAAAAAGAAGTTTTAGATTTAACATATCTAGCTTGAGCAAGCGATACTGGAGAATAAAGGTTAAGGGGCCAGTAGGCTCTTCTCCGGCTAATAACTTTTACACTAGGATTGGAGAGTTTGGGTTCAAGCGTGTTATTGCATCCCCAACAAGCTCATTCCTGCATGGCTGGGAGTACGGCACAGATCAATCATATTTGATGGTTCTTAGCGAAAGTAGCGCAAGTTTTTACAGGACTCCCAACGCAAGCAGCACCAGCACTGTTGAGGTTGCTAATGTTGTTTTGCCTTACACTACTGCTCAGTTAGGTGATGTTAAGGTAGCTCAAACTGAAAATGTCATGCTGTTGTTCCATGAGGAACATCCTCCGCAGAGAATTATTACTGACGGCCTAGATGCGCTCAACTCTTTTATTGTTGACCCTATTCCTTTTGTTAATGTGCCTCAGTATGACTACAACGATGATAGTAGCCCTACACCAGTAGCAGAAGTACAAGAGTTGACCTTTGCCCACTTTGCTGATGGCAATACTTTTCAGCTTGATGTTGGTGGCATACTCAGTAAGAACATTACTTTTGCTGGCGATAGCACCGCAGACGAACAAGCAAGTACAGCAGAAAATATCCGAAAGAACTTACAGGATATGCCGAACTTTGGAAACAGTGGTATAAGCGTATCGAGAACAGATGTTGCTGAGTACACAATTACATTTGATGGTGAGTCTGCTCAACCCTTAGAGCTTCTGTCTGGGTTTGCTACAGCAACAACTAATATAAACTCTAGCGCGGCAATAGGTGTTGTGCGAACAGCAACCGGTGTAAGCAGGGCAGAAGATGTGTGGTCTGCTAATAGGGGCTATCCTCGCACTGGCGTTTTTTACGATGGTCGATTGTGGTTAGGTGGAACTAAGTCTAAGAGGCAGAGCATCTTTGCTAGTCGGGCTGGCACATTCTTTGACTACTTCCTTGAAGAGGGCGATGATGATGAAGCTATCTTTATCACTATTGATAGCCGAGGTCTTACTAACATTGTCGATCTAAACCCTGATCGTGGGCTGCAGGTATTCTGTTCTGGCGCAGAGTTTGTAGTCAAGGGCAGTACCCCAGCAGAGATTATTGTTGAGCAGCAGACTAGGCATGGTACGTTTGGCCTAGAAACGCAATCTATTGATGGCGCAACACTGTTTGTCGATAAGAATGGCAAGACACTGAGACAGTTCCTGTTTAACTTTAATGAAGATGCTTTTACATCTAATGACATATCGGTGCTGTCATCACAGTTGATTGACCAGCCTGTAGATATGGCAATACTTCCAGGAACTACTACTGATGATGCCAACTGGGTATTCATTGTAAACCAAGACGGTACTGCCGCAGTGCTGAACACAATGCGCTCTCAGGACATCAATGGATTTACACGGTGGACTCCTGGCGCTTCTTCGACAGATGCTACCAAAAAGAACACCATAAAAAGTTGCGCTGTAGCAGGGGATCAACTCTATATGATTTCCCAAAGAACTCCAAGCAGCACTGCTTTCTTGGACATTGAGCGATGGGACTTTGACCGAATGCTCGACTCTGGCGTAAAGCAAACTGTAACTACTACTGGTAGCGACATTACTCTTAGCGTAGGCAGTAGGCTTGAGGGGTTTACCTTGGGCGTTATTGCTGATGGAAATGTCCTTCCAGACCGAGCTGTATCTAGTGGCAACATAACTATTACTGCCGCAGAGATGACTGGCACTTCATCTAGGGTAATTGAGTATGGTCTCAACTTTAACTGCAAGGTTAAGCCGATGCCACTGAACACTCAAGGACCTGGCGGCATGAATACAATGAAGCGCAAGAAGATTGTTCGCATGAATGTGCGGGTATACGAAAGCGCAGGAGTTCAGATTGACGGCAATGATGTGCCTGTTAGAAAACTGGGCGAGTCAGAAGACAGTCCTCTTAATACACCTTACACCCCCAGAACTGGTATCATACAAGATAACAATGGCGGTAATGGCTGGGACGTAGAAGTTGTCCCTGAAATCAACGTACCAAAGGGTACGCCATTCCACCTGCAAGCTATCGGGTATGAAGTATCATCATCATAGAGGTTAGATAAAATGCCCCCTTGGTTAATAGGATTAATGGTCGGCAGCACAGGTTTGCAAGTCTATGGCGCAATACAGCAAGGTAGAGCGCAAAAACAAGCGTATGAGCGTGAAGCCGAAATGAAGCGTGTTGAAGCTGAAGGTGCAGAGCTGGAACGTCAACAGGCTCTTGGTAGGGCTTTGGCGGCCAATGCTGTAGCAGCAGGTATGTCTGGCATTAAGATG